TCATACACCACTCCCGCAAGGATCCAAAGACTCGTATGTGAGAATACCACCATATCCGGGACGATCAAAATCAATCCCACCCCCGGAAGAGCATTCGGGTGCGATGCGGCTATTCGCAAAGACGCCACCCCGACAAAGAAAATCATCTTCGTGACTACCAGCGCTAAATACTTTGATGTGGGAATATAATGCGTTGCAATTCAAACCTCCCCCAACCTTGCGGTAGCCCGCCATCCAAATGAAGGTGTCGCCATAGGACCAATACCACAACTGCACATCAAAAGCCTCGACAGTAATAGTACTGTACACCCCGCCCCCACAGCTGCTGTTTACCCAATGAGTCAGCACCCCGGTGCAGGGGATAGATGCTTGCCAGCATCCATAGGCAGGACTCCACGTCACTGTCACCGCTTGATTAGGGCCTACTGATGGGGGAGTTGTCCAACTAATAGAATAGTACCACCCCCAGACATCACGACAAGTAAGACATGAGGTCTGTAAAGTGATGCCGCTAAGAACGACACCTATTTGATTAGGCGAATAGTCTTTGCAAGGTGTACTATTAGAATCACAACAATCATGACAACCTTTTCCATACCAATCATAAAAAGAATCAATCACAACAACTTCAACTGTTCCGGGGAGATTCGTGTAATCAACTGTGATGCGGTAGCAATTCTGATTATCCAATTTTACAACGTCAGGAACACCCAGGTAATGGATGTATGCAGATAAATCTGTATGTGTATGGATAATATCTCCCGCAAAACAGGGAGTCAGGATATATTTTTTGCAGCAGCAATCGGTGAACTGACCCGGCAGGAATCCACTGTACGTCGAATGGTAATCCTCAGAAGACCTAACAACGCATCCGTCTATCATGGCGATTGTTCCGTCGGCAGACTGTACAATCTTCTGCGCCATTATTCAGGCTCCGGGCACGTGAATTGTTTTAACTCTACGTAACTCACGCGCCCCCCGGCGGAGTTATTGACAACCGGTACATATGTCTTGCCATCGACAGGAGGCAGGGAGATCATTTCCCAACTTTTAGTTGATGGATTCCACGCCATAAGCTTTCCCACGCCTTCTGCATAATAACAATCTCCGCGTGGGAAAGGGTACTCAAAGAGATAATGCAGCTCGCCGTCATAACTTATCATTTCGTACATGGTCACATAAAAATTTGCCCAGCCGGTATTGTCATGTAGCCCTATTCGCCCATTAAATTCTTTTGCTGCGTTTTCGGAAGTTGTTCCGCTACGGCCTACTCCGGTAGTCAATACACCAGATACATAGGCGACTTGTTCTTCCCACGAGTAGTTGCCGCTGTCTTCTCCTGTTATTTTCGCAGGAAAATCCTGAATTACCCGATTACCCATCCTCACCAACGCCCATTTATCCGCACCAGTGCCAGATTCCATCCATAGTATTTGACACGTTCCGGATTCGCCGGTTTTTAAGCTAACAGTTTCGCCATCGTCTACGAGATCCGCATATCTATGATATGGAGAAACAATCGTCACCAACGCCGGACAAATCCCTGAGAGATAAGCCCGTCCAATCTTACCTGCTGCGATTGGTTCAGCTGTCACCATGAACTTACCTATGTGGTCGGCAGTAGGCGTAACGCCCTTGAGAGCGAAGTTATATTTGAACTCGTTAAGGTTATCGTCAGGGCCAAAGACAGGCCCGTCAATACCAAGGACTCCGCCCGTAAGAACATCATCTTCAGAGTTGTTTTTAACCAGGATGAGATTATCGCCATGTGTGTCATTACCCGGTGACTGATTAAACATCTGTGCCTTGTGAGCTTCCGCAGCATCTACAAAGCTATTGTATGACTCGGCGGGAATTTTCAGCTTATCACCGGGATAGACTTTTCTAATCATGTCGGCTCAACTCCAAGGATAGAAAAGTCACCCCAGTAATAAACCGCCTCATGGTAAACAGCTACGGGTACCTGGATTATTTTTTTTGAAGCATCGGTATCGTCGTATTCATACAGTACCCATTCATAATCCCATCCAATTTTTGAATCGATTGCGATATCACCAATGGTGTAGTTTTCCCGATTGGCATTTGCTGAAAACTGCATCGTAATATCTGACTCGCCCGGAACATTTACGCCATTGATCTGCTCAACAGAACCCGTGGCACCTAAAAACAAAACCTCACCAGCCTCAAATCTCAAAAATGGTGCATGATTTATCTTTCCCGTTAATTTTGAAAGTGCTACGGAGTATTCCATCGTCAGTAACTGGTTATCCTTACTGACGGTTTTTGCAAATTTATAGCCCGGTACGACAATATCAACGCCCTGAACAGAATTGCCGGCAACACCAATTGCACCTTTGAAATTCGGTGCGTCTGTCCCAAATCTTTTTGTATAGTTCGACTGTGTTACATGCTGAGTTCCACCTGTGGTATCAAACGAGAATGTATCAGGTTTAACCGTTTCTTGGTCATCTTCACTTAACCCCCGGGTTGTGCTGTAAGATGCGGCGCCTTTCCAATGGTTAGGTGCGATTTCCTCAACAGATACAGGCTGGCGATAAAAAATCTTCGAATCCTGAATATACTGACTTGGAATCGCCTGCTGAAGGGCTTTTCTGGCATTGTTTTCTGTATTATCTCCGCTGGTAATATTGATAACATACTCGGACTCCGATGAACTGCTGGATGCTTCAACACTAAACGGACGCTCGCCAACTGTAGCAACACCGATCTGTATGCCCTCGCTGTTTTTGATTTGTGTTGTTACCGCACCGAGCATCATGAAAATTCATCCCCCGTCATAACATTCAAACGAGCGAGCATCTTTTTCGTATTATCAGCAGTATCCTTTGCGGCATTCAATGCTTCCTGATCCTTTGCACTGGTTCCAAAACCGATATTTCTGGCAGAACCAAAAGAACCAAATACACTCGATGCCGCAGCGGAGATTATTTCCGGCACACCGATGTCAGAGTCTTTCTTTTTGCCTGGAATCGGAGCATCCTTGGCATCCCTGCCAGATTTAGCTGCATCGACTGCTTCACGCCAAGCCTGGCGAGCTACGGCCAGGTCTTTTGCTGCCTGCTTTTGAACCTTATCATCTTCATTAACAAGTTCCCGCAATTTGGTATTTTTTGCAGATTCGTTGTCTTTGAGGTCTTTGTTATATTCGCTGGCATTTTCGCTGAGGCGTTTTTTGTTATTGCCAGCAATCTCATTCATCCTGGATTCGGTTTGCTGATCGATGAATTTTTTCGCCTCATTAACATCAATCGAATCATCAAACAACCCCTGAATCTCAAACCACCGCTTGGTCATCCAGTTTGCCCAGGTTTCAACTGTACGTTCGTGCCAATTTAAAAAACCCGCCCAGATGTTTTTTAGCCCGTTAGTCAGTCCGGCCCAAATATCTAGCACCTCTTTTTTCACCATAAAAAATGCCGCCTTGAACCCAAACGAAAATTCAGACCACATTTTAGTCAGAGCAGAAACACCACGCTGCCATTGGATCTTCAGGAGCAACCAGAGTATTTTTGCAGCCAGTGCGATATTACCTTCAGCCAGGGCATCACCAATCGCACCAAAAGAATCCAGTGCATCATCCTTCAGTGTAGAAAACGCATCGCCAAGCCAGGTAATTGCAGCATATCCCGCACCCGTCACCTTTGCCAAAACGACACCAAGGCCGACAATACCAGCAATGACGAGTCCAATCGGCGACAGCATAAACCCAATCGCTGCAATTACCGCTTTTATCACCACACCGAAAATCACAAAAACATTTGCCAGCCCCGCGACTGCAACACCGATCACCTGAATAGTCAATCCCAAGCCAACAAGTGCTGCACCAACAGCACCAACGATAAGGACAACCTTTGTGACAGCCATGACTGTTGCACGGTTTTGCTTTACCCAATCGGAAATGGTTTTTGAGAGTTTTGTAAACTTATCGGCGGCACTTGTAACAGCATCTGCAAGTGCACCGCCAATATGAAATACAATCATTTTTGTTACAGTAGTCAAGTCATCGATTGCATCTGTTAGCTTTTCCGCCGCCGCCGCATCTTCCTCACTGATAATTAAGCCCAATGCTTCTGCTTTTTTCGCAAATTCGTCCATACCCTTTGCACCCAGGGCGAACAACGGAAGCAGCCCGGTACCTGCACGCCCGAAAAGCTCCATCGCCAATGCGGCTCTTTTTGTTGGGTGTTCAATTTTGCCCATGCGGTCACCAATGAGCTTAAATTGATCTTCGGGCGAAAGGTCTTTTAATGCATCGTAACTCAATCCGAGCGATTCCAGCGAATCTATGGCAGTTGACAATCCTCGGTCTGCATCCGATATGGTTCGCTGCATTTTCCTCAAGCCTTTTTCCAAATCATCCAGACTTGTTCCAGTTTGTGACGCAGCATATCGCAACCAAGATAAAGCCTTCACAGACACGCCTGTCCGCCGCGACATTTTTGCGATATTGTCACCAAATGATGCAAAATGCTTTGTTGCCAATATGAGCGGAGCCACAATTGCCCCGGCAGCAGCGGTTAAACGCAAACCCATATTACGGATACCTGCTCCAAAATTCTTGATCTTCTGGGAAGCCGCCCGAAGTCCACGCACAAGTTTTTTGTCATCCGCGAAGATTTCAACAAACGCTTTTCCTGCTTTTATACCTTTATCACTTGCCATTTTTATTTACCAACAAATGCTTCCTTCATCTTTTTTACCGCATCGGGGTTATCTACATAGATAACGTCATCCGAAGGTTCTTTGGTTCGATGCGGATTAAACCGGTCGGCACTTTTCATATCTGATTTTTTGGAGCAATTTGCGTTGTGAATCATCGCAACAATAGCTGATGTTTGTGCCCACTGAGTTTGCGATTTACCTTCCGACATCCACAGTAACTGCCGCAACGTAAGCGGCCGGGGGTCTATGCCAATGGCTCCGGCAATTTGCCAGACATCGCACCATGGATTATTTGACCGGTGTCCATGGCGTCGATTTTGTCGGCGATCTGCTTCGTCGCCAGATCGATTATCTGAGCTTGCTTGGCGACCGCTTTTGCTCTGTCCTGACGGCCGCGGTTCTGGAAAAAATCAACAAGCTCCTCATAGAACGCAGTTTGTGCCGCCATGAGAGTTGCACCGTCGAAAGATTGTCGCACTTGCTTTTCGCTCAGCCCGTGGCTGTCGAATTGGTCACCGAGCAGTGTGCAAATCACAGACCCAAGGAGCATCTCATCTGTCCCTAACCGGGTAATCAGCGGGGGGTTGCCAATTTCCGGCTGGAGCAAATCAATGTCCAGTGCATCCTTGACCCTGATTGCAGAGTCCAGCGTCAGTTCCAATTTCCAAACTCGTCCATCTTTGTCGTTAAAAGTTTTCACAAATACTCCTTTTTTTACTTACGCAAAATGTTTATCAAAAAATTATGCCTCTGCACCATCAGATATCCACGCATCCCATACCGCAAGTTTGCAGGTAACTGATGCTGTGGCAGCTTCTTCCAATGGTTCCGACCTGCTGAAGTTCGTAACGCTCCAGTCACCGTAAGGACCATCGGAGTTTGCCGTTGCAAGCGCACCAGTAAGAGCAGCCATAGAGACATTAGTATTGGCCAAAAAGGCAGCCTGGAACATGTCGAACCCGGCGTCGCCTGGTTTCCAAACCATCTCGAATTCGATTGTCGATTCCTTAAGCGTCGATGCCGTCGCTCGCCATCCGGAATTAGCACGGGTGGTCACGTCGGCCTCACCAGCTTCCAGACCGACATTGACATCCTTGACGTTCGTCAGTTCAGTCAGCGCAGATAAAGCCGCTCCCGCAGCTCCTGCAAAAAGTTTGCAATTCATTCCCAAAACATAATCAGGCATTTTTCAACACTCCTATCTGATTTATTTAATACTATTTTTCCACATATCCGGGAGCTTCGGAAGCTCCTTATCCATCGCAGGGTTCATATACGGGCGAGCTGCGATGGTTACTGTTTTTTTACTTTTTGATTTTTTGCGGTACGTTACAACTGTCGTCTTACCACCAAGCTCCAATGCTCGCGGTATGTCGCCGATTTTAGAATTCAATTTAATTGGCCCGACAACAACCGAATCTGATGCCGGGACGTAACCGAAAAATATGAACTTTTTAAGCAGGCCCGTCCTGCTTGTTGGCGGGCTGCCGGGAGCGGATACTTTTTTCCGTTTCCGTATAGAACTTTTCGCAGTTCGCCTTACAAAAGCACCGAACCGCGACAATACTTTTCGCTTCGCCTTGTCAGATGCAGATGTAACTTTTGCAGAATCAAAAAACCGACCCTGCATCGCTTTGAACTTAAAACCTAACATTTATCACGGATCCGTGTCTTCCAGACAATACCAACCTTCGGGGATATCCATTTTGCCAGCAACGGATTTTCCATCTTTATCAAGTGTCCAGATTTTTGCGTTTTTCACCGTCTCACGCAGGCGCACCGGCTCGCCGCCTGGAACGTACACCGTCCTGGTTCCAAAACAACCGGGCAGGACTAATAAGATGCCCAAAACAAATGCAAGCTGTGTCTTTCTCCAGCCTGCTTTTTTGATGCGGTCTTTCAATCTTGCCTTAAGTTCCGGCTGGCGACGGGCATCTTCGCACGTTGGCCGACTCTTTCTGAATTGTTTAAAAAGAGCCGGCAGCAACGCGCGAAGAATTGCCACGATGATGTTAATTACCCACGTCATTGGGAGTATCCTCAGTCTCTGGCAAAGAACCTTGGTTGCTGTCGGTATCCTGGCCGTCAGTCGTTACCGCAGAATTGTTCGGTGAACCAACGGTCGCAGTACCACTTTCGGGAGTCTGAAAAATCACCTGACAACCAAGCCCGCTAAACAAAAGTGCGCAACACAACAGTATCGCCACTAATGTTGAGGGTGGCTTTGTAAGATTGCCATTGGATTCAAGTTCAGCATGATCAATGCGGATACCTTCTTTAATCTCCGCAACTTCATCTGGCGTAGCTCCGCGATTGTTAATCTCCCGATGAATTTTTAATACATACTGCAGGGCAGCGTTTATTCGGCACAGGGATTTATTAGGCGTATCGTCGGGGATTTCCTTTTCAGCGAATTTGATCGCTTCGATGATTGCGCCCTCATACTTACGCCACGATGGACGTGATGCATAGATTTTCGCACCAATCCACACCACAGCAGTAACAACCATTCCCATTCCGAACGCGCTGTTTAAAAACGACCAAACCATTGCCAGAATTTCCAATACCTTTTCCATTTTCGTGCTCCTATGTTAGTGATTTGTTGCCTGTGCTGGTAAGTCCAGCTACCTTTGAAAGTTTCCGGTGTTACTTTTAATTAACGCCCTTCGGACAGATGCTTTGTCGACTCGGCTTCGGGCTGGAACCCACAAATACAAATTCCTATCTAATAAATTTTGCAATCTTCAAATCAATTTCAGCTTCACGAGCATCAAGCTCCGCAAGTTTCACAGTATGCTTATCAATCGCTTCCTGCCGCCACGTCGCTATCGCTGCTTTCTGTTTTAGCAACGCATCTTTTGCGATTGTTGTAGCTTCGGTGATTTCCAACAGTTCTCCACCTTTGCCATCGGCGATAATCTTTTCGCTTGCTATTGCTTTTATCGAAATATCTTTTATAATTCCTGCCATTTTATAACTCCTAAAGTGTTATGCTGTTGATAATACTGCACCATCGATAGCTGCTACTCGCCACGCAAGAGCGGCTCCTTCATCCACCGCAACCAATGATATAAAATCACCGATGTTTGCAAATGTGATGGTGTCGTTATTTGCTTTATTCACGAATGTTGCACAAGTGATAACGCAATCACCAGCGTCAGTTTTGAAGGTCATATTTATCACCAACCCAACTTTTGAAGGTCTTGCTAATGTTCTGGTTTCAGACCCACCAACCGTCACCAAAGCTAAGTTACCACTCTTGGTAATTGGAATAGCCCCACCACTGTCTGGATCGACTATAATATCAGTTCCGAAATTGATTATGGTAGAATTAACTTCTTCAATACAGTTAACAAGAATAGCACCCGCTGTTGGAGTTGAAAAACTTCCTGCCGTTAATCGGCAGTTATACAATCTAGCGGTTGCAGTGAGTTCACCGTAATAACCACCACCGAAGCTACTATCACCGCCTACACAATTTGTGAATGTTCCTGAAGCAGTGCTACCACCGAAGCTATAATCACCGCCTACACAATTTGTGAATGTTCCCGAAGCTACGCCGTTACCACCGAAGCTACAATCACCGCCTACACAATTTGTGAATGTTCCCGAAGCAGTGCCGTTACCGAAGCTATTATCACCGCCTACACAATCTGTGAATGTTCCCGACGCCTCGCCGGGACCATAAAAAATGTTCCCGAAGCTATTATCACCGCCTGTACAAGATATGCAGGTACCAGACACCTCGTTTATATACAAATTAGCTGCAAGTGTATGGCAATTCTCGAAGTAAGATGCAATTTCTTTGTTCGTGCCATCATCGATAGCCTTATTGGATGTCGATGCCATCTTCACGCCGATGTCAATGAATCTACCTCTATCACAAGCGTTGGCATTATCGATTACCAGTCCACGACTGCCAGACGTGACTTGCTCTATTGCAAAGCCTCTCATGTGGATGTCACGGCAGGTAACATTGACGACCATTTCATCGCCGCCATTATCCGTGCACTTTAACCAAGTTTCTGGATAAGAGATTTCGTCATTTTCAAGTTTGCGGCAAACACCTTCACCAATCAGGTCAATAAAATCAGTATCAACGTCAAACGCTGCGTTGCCAAAATCATGCTGACCAGCTAATGCAACCACCACCGCTCGATTGTCTATTGCTAGTGCAGCACCGCCCGGAGTGAGTGATTTAGCAGCAGTGTATGCTGCCTTTAATGCCGTACCATTAGCGACGGCGTTTGCTCCATGCTGGACGAAGATTACTGCATCGGCAGCGTAACCCAGCTTGCTGGCTTTAATACCCTCATCTTTAACAATTATTTGTCCACCATCATACTCAAGTGTGGAATTATCAATTTCTGGAGGATTATTTATTGGCATGATTATACCTCACTTACGCAAAGGTTTTTGCTGCCACTGGCACAAATAGCATGGACAATACCTGTGTATAGATTCGTTTGATTGATTTCGTAGCTTCCGCCATTCGCGTTGAGCCTGATACCCTGATTCATCGCAGCTTCACTACCCAAAGCAAGATAAATTGTTTCGTTCGAATCATTGGTAAACACGGCAGACTTACGTGCTGTGTTTGCCGCAAGAGCAAGAGTTGTAGAACTTCCAACAGCAACACCGGCTTTAGGCGTATTTGCAGACGATGAAACATTTTGAATTGCAGCAAGAATGCTGTCCTGTTTTGCTTCAGTGGCAGGTGCAGCTATGAGGCGGTTATACAGGTCGTACAATGTTTTACTATTCGGTGCCTCGCCAGTAATGGCATTCATATCAGCTTCGATTACGTCGGCATGAATCGTACCGTTTAGTTCCACCAGAATTGCGCCGTCAGATTCGTTCTGCCGAAGGTCAATTGCCTGGATAGGTTTTATCAAATACGTTGTCATTGAATTCCCTTATAGAGCTACAGCTTTGTAGCCAATTGTTACCAGTGAAGAAAAAACCCGGTTTTCATCCAGATGGTCAACCGCAATAACAGGATTGTTACTCATGGTCGTTTGGTTTGCCCATGCGATACCGGTAAGTGATCGCTTACGCAGATAATCGATGATCTCGTCAACCACCGGATATAGCTCACCGCACTCGGCCTGAACATCAGCAGTAGTCAGTTTTTTCTGGATGCCGATATCAATCGTAAAGTCATATTCCGTAGCCCCGCGCGAGGCGTTCTTCATGTCATAACCCTGCGGTACGACGGTGACTTTCAAATTCGACAGTTCGGAAATTGCATGTTTCGGAACAAGCTTAAAAACCGCAGTAAATTCCTGGCAAAATGTCCCATCTGACGCGGTGTTCAGCTCAGTTACGATAGCTTTAGCAATATCAAATATGTTCTGTGTGCTCATTTTCTTTATTTCTTTATCAAAGAAGCTGCTACCAGATAGTGCTGATTACGCCCATCAACAGAAGGCCAGTAAGAAAACATAAAAACCTTGCAAAATGTTCCAGCCGGTCCAGCCGCGTGTTTATTCCCGGTTTGCCGTTGCCACGAATGGATTCGTCCATGTCATCTAACTTGCTATGGATGGCCTTGAATTCATTTTTGCAATTCTCAGGAACCGGGTTTTGATTGTCTTCGCACATTTTTTTAATAACCTCGTGTGTAATCAAAAAACTCCAATATCTGTGGTATGGATTCGGTACGTAATTCCGGGCTCGCTCCAACGCCATGGCCCATCGTTTCCGATGGGAACAACTTCATATTTTCGTCCGGAATCCACGATGGTGTCACCGGATGACGGCTCGAATCCAAGTGATGCGGACAGGATTAAAAAATCCACAATCGTTCCGCCGATCTTAAATCCGCTTTCGTCAGTAGTTTCAAATCCGGTTTTTCCCATCGTGGCATTTACGGTAGTGGTGCTGCCGTCACTTAACCGGATGTAACTAACCGGGCTGGTGCAGTATGAATCACGTTTTGATTCCAAAAACGTTGCTCGTTGTCTTAATAAATCAGCCATATTTTTTAGAAGAAGGCACTGGGCGTTGGGCAATAGGCACCAGGAAAGAAAAACGAAGATTCAGATTTCTTGTTTTTTCTAATGCCTAGTCCCTAATGCCTATTGCCTGTTGTTTATGTAGCGATAATCCCTGCCGACCGCAGTGCTGCCAGGATCGCATCTACCTTGGTGTCCGTAGCTGCGATGTCAGTTTTGATCTTTGCCAGCTGTGCCGCCACATCTGCCTGGTTGGTCTCCAGAACGGTAACCGCTGCCGTCGCGGCATTGAGGTTGGTTGTTACCTGAGAAATCGCTGCAAGGATTGTCGTATTGGCTGTTTTTTGTGTGGCCAGTTGATCAGCAACTTCCTTGAAGTTGTTATTGATCTTGGCCGCATCGCCATCTGTCAGCTCAACACCAGCACCGCCAGCCTGCTGTGTTACGGCATCAAGCGTATCGTCCGCAGAGCCACCGGTACTATCGGTTAGGGTATCGGTATTCGTCACCGCAGCCAGTGTGCCATTTTCCGGATCAACACCACCAGTACTGTCGGTCAGTGCCGTCGGAAGCGTAACATCCGCAAGTGTAGTATCTGCCGATGGGGACAGACCATTCGTCAGGGTATCCTGAGTCTGGGCAGCCATATCGGCAATTGCAGCGACTGCGGGGAAGGTGTCGAGAATCTTACTGCCGGGGAACTCATTGAGCTGCGTCCTTGCGACTGCACCAGCCTCGACTGCATCGGCAATAACTGTACCGAGTACAAAGTCGGCATCACCGAGTGTCTTTGTTGCCGCACCAGACCCGGCCACGCCACCAACAGGATCACCATCGTTATCCCAGCCGATGACATCACCGACATCAAGCCCGCCGGTTACTTTTACGATGTCAAACACGCCCGTAACAGCCAGTGCACCGAGAGCATTTGCGGCGATGTCTGTTTTTGGAATGCCCACATACCCGCTTTGGGAAACAGGTGTCCCTGCACTTACTGCCGAAGTGGGTGTGTAGTCAATCGACGCTCCGTCATATTTGAATGTTGCCTGCATTTTATTTCTCCAATCTTATGTTCTGTTAAATCCAAAATCCGCAATTATTCCTTACGCTTCACCCTTGCTCTTGATGGCGCCTTTGGGGTCTTGCAGGCTTACACCGAAGTCGTGGTATCCGCGCATTTTTACACCGAGGACGTTAAAATCTGCATCAGCAGTTTCGATAGTCGGGCTCTCCTGACCGTTGAGAAAACACACCTCAACAACCGGCAAGTCGCCGGGGTCGGCAAGCAGATACCACGCCTTTGCGGAATATCCGGTGTAGTTGCTGTTGGCCAGGTAGCGGCTTACCTCGCTGCGGAACTTGCCTTGATGCGGGTTGGCCACGGGGTACTTTGTGTCGGCAGTTGTGTCGCGGATTTCCAAACTTTTGTGGAGCATGGTTCCGATCGCACTCAGGCCTGTGGGTACGAGCATGATCGACGGCATAATCCCGGTGGGTTTACCTTCAGAGTCAACCTGGTTGAGGAATTTTTCCTCGGCCTTAGTCAGCCCATCGATGCTCAAAACCGTGTCTGCACCGGTAAGGTAGTTTTTGTTGGCGGTCTTGAAAAAAGCGGTGTTCGCCAGGAAGGTCGTCCAGAAAACATCGTTAATCTTCAGGCCGCTACCACGTCCCAACTTGCGGGGTACGGAGGTAATCGCACCGAGGTCGTCATTGATGATGTCGCGACGGTCGAGACTCAAAAGCAGGCCGTAAGTGTCAGCCTTGTTGGTGTAACTTTCCTCACCGAGAGTACCGTGCTTGAGCTCACCACCGGGTGCGACCTGCTCGTACTGGTCCTTACCGATCAGCCGGTAGCTCGTGACCGTTTTGAAATCCGACACGTTGCGCACTGCGCAGATGTTCCGCCATGTCCGCTCAACACTATAAAAACCGTCCAGCAGGAACTTGTTGGCGACATTGGAGAGAATTCCGCCAATGTTGATGCTGCTCATGCCCGCTGCCTGAACGTTTTGCCCAAAAGCAAATCGCAACACGCTTCGGCTGTCGCGGAATGTTCGCCCATCGTAACCGTTGGCCCATGCGGCCTCGAGCAGAAGCTCCTGAAGCCCAATCCCGCCCCGGAAACGTTTGTCGGCAGCCTCTACCGCTCCGTCTCCAAAGCTCGCGAGGATGTCGTCGCCCTTGACACCACCGGTGAGCATGCATGCGGCCTCGAGAATCTGCGGACTCGTGGAGTTATCGGGAATATGCGCCGCCGGAGCCTTCGGGCGGGCAGCCCGCATGATTTCCAGTTCGCAACGCGTTGAGTCCCAACCTTCAGAGATTGCCTTGGCTGCGATCTCGCCGTGCCCTTCGCCGCAAACTTTGCGGATGGCGTTGATACGCTCCTGCTCGGTGGCGGCATCGGCACGTATCTTACCAGCCACATCGAGTGGGTCCTGAACCTGGGTTTCGGGCGATGCGGCTTCGACCTTTTTTTGGGGGGCCATAACGTCGGTCTGATTGGTATTTTCCTGTGTGTTGGTTTTTCCATTGTCGTTCATAACTTCATTCTCCTTGTTAGCCGCTGCGGCGATGCTTGCTGATGTCTCACCGTCGGCTCCAATGTCCACGAAACTGATTTCGCCCAGCGTCGCCTTGCGGACGACATTCACGGGCCCTTGATGCTCCCGGCCGTTGAC